GGCAAATAGAAAAATCTTCCAAACGTATTCAATAATACTGCTATATGTCTAATTCAAAAAAATTAGATTATGACTATGTTGATGGGTACGTTGCCCCTCGAAAATCGAGGGAGGGTAGGGGGATGCGAGTTCGACGCACACCTGCCCTGACCTTGTCCGATCGAACATCAGCCCTAGTTCGTGGGTTATTAATCATTCTCCAAATGCATGGTGCATCCGAGAAGGTTACCCGAGAGATGGAAATTCAGATCCACTCTTATCTTGATAATCTTGAGAATGAGAAGGTATGGCTCAAGCATGCTAAACACATGCTCTGCTTTCCTCTCAGTGATTATCTAAGAAACGAACGCCCAAAGAGTCCAGGGACGGTTTTTGAACCGACTGGCGTCTTTAGGAGATGGTGGAGAAATAGGATTCATGTTTTTTCTGTGAAAAACACTCACCTTTGGTATAGCTGGTTCCAAGCAAAGCGTTGCAGTGCACCAGTTTCAGAAGAGTTCGTACGAGCCACCTACGTCGAACACCTCGCCAAACTCAGTAAAGAGGATGACGGAGATCTTGAAAGTATCGAGAAAATCTTTTCCGACAAGACATTTAAAAAGGTCTTGGAAAGAGTCCGTACTTCCGTTAATTCTAATCTGAGAATCGATAATGATTGGGGAACCTCTAAGAAGTTCACAGATTATTCAGCTTCCTCCAGTGCCTGTTTTGAGGCAACGAGGAGCATGGGCGGTCAGCACAAATGTTTATTAGATTTGGCTGAGATGGGAGAAAATCTGGACGATGAGTTAGTCCGAATGGATTTTCATCCCGTTGTATACGGGCGTAAGCGACTCTACAATAAGGTAGTAGAGACGCGTCGTATATCCGGCTTCGAATCCTGGAGAGACCTTGAAGAGAAGGCTCTCAACTATCATAAGAACCTGCTTAAATGTGAAATACAAGCGGTCTTAGAACCGATGAAGGTTCGAGTAATCAGTAAAGGTGAAGCTCTGCCCTACTACACTTGTAGGCCTTTACAGAAGGTGATGCACTCCTGTCTTAGGGAGATGCCCTGCTTCCGACTTATCGGGAAGCCTCTGTGTCCTACAGATATCGTGGACTTAACAGAATGCGCTCGCGCTGATTGGAAATGGCTCAGCGTGGACTATAGTGCCGCAACTGACGGTCTGTCATGGCGCTATAGTGGAAGGATCTTAAGATATATTATCCAAGATCTGCCGACCTCGTTACAAGAACGTGCTTTACAAGTTCTTGGTCCTCACGAGTTGTTCTACCCTGTCGATAAAGATGAAGACAGGGAGGACGGCGTTCCTTGTGATGTGTTTACTGACTCAGAAGGAGTCGAGCAGTACGTGCCCAAGAAGAGAGAACACTTGGGAACACAAAGGAATGGTCAGTTGATGGGTAGTATATTGTCCTTCCCCATCCTTTGCTTGGCCAATTTAGGCGTTTATCTGAGTGTGAATAAGGATCTTCATTATCACTGGTCAGACGAGCAAAGACTCAAGCACGTGTTAGTCAATGGTGACGACATGGTGTACGCGGCCCCAGCGGAGATGTTTAAGCAACACTCTGATCTGGCGGGTCGGGTAGGTCTTGAGATGAGCGTAGGTAAAGCTTATGTACACGATACCTATTTAAATGTGAATAGCACAAGTATTCACTGTGACCTTAAGGCACTTCAGACTAAGAAGTGCTGTCCTTGGCAAATAGATTACCTAAATGTAGGGCTCTTTTTTGGCACAAGGAAGGTTCAGAGTTCCGATAAGAAGACCTGTCGTAAAAACGAAGGCGAGGAAGAAGTCTCTGACCTGGAATCTGTTGTTAATGAGTACAATAAAACTCAGCACGCGGCTGCGCATCTAAGCAGCGATCCTACGCGGGGATTTGTCACTAATATCCCACAGATTCTAAAGGGAGCACTTCCTGGAAAGCAGGTTGCCACCTTAAAGCTATACCTCTCTATGAATAAGATGGAGATAGCTAAGGAATGTCTCATGAAGACGACCAATGGGTCGCGTGAGCACATTCATACTCGGAATATCTTTCTACCTGTCTCTTCAGGCGGGATGGGTGTCGTTGCACCTCCCGGTTTCCGATTTAAGACCACTATGTTCGACCGTTATCTTGCATATTTGATGCGTACGATGGTCGATATGGATGTAATCCTAGGGGATCATAGCCCGATACATTCCACAACCTTGGTCCGACGAGATAAACAAATCGTACGGATAGCCTCCGAAGGGTACCCTGTTCGTTGTATTAAATACGAATCAGTTCCCTGGGCAAAGGTGAAAGCAGATCTTACTGTCTACACAGTTGAGCGGGCGCGTGCAATAGCGCCTCATCTCCATCCACGAAAGGCCGAAATAGGCTTTCAGTGGGTATCTCCGAACAAGCAGCACTGTACTATCCTTTAGTATCCTAAGTGCTGGGCTGTATTATTCCTTAGCCTTGTTGTTGTTCTCGTCCTGATTATGACGTTAAACTGATCCGGTGAGCAGTTGTCTGCGACCCGAGCGGGTTCTACAGTGTAAAATTCCCAAAACGGTGCCTGGCTTGCCAGTGCTTAATAATTCCGTACCAAGGGGAGACACAGGATGTGGGGTAAGTGATCTGGTGCTTTGATAAGCTACTCAGACGAACATGAGAAAGGTTTTACCTTAGCCATGGTCACTTCTGTACCTGCCTGGTCCTCCGAGCGTCGAGAGACTGCACGGGAATGCATCAAGTACGATGCCAGCTGGAGACTTATGGTAAGTCTCTATGGTCCGATCGTATTTGTTGTTCTGTAGAATGTACAGTCCCTAGAGCTGTAACTAGGGGTCCGCGATGAACAGCGGTAGTAACAACAACAAACAGATGAGAGGGAAGAGCAATATTCCCTCTAGGGGTAGGAAGAGCAATATTCCTACCGCACCCTCCTTTAGGGTGCCTTCGGGTTCTGTCAATCAGAATCGACGAAGAAAGCCTCGACCCAAGCGGGAGGCCCGTGACGGCACAGGACCAAATCTTGGACAGATTGGTACCGTCGTACGTACGCGACTTACGCGCACAGGAATCTCTGACATCCGCAGATTGAGAATCGCGGCTGTTATAGGATTCACCTACGTGGGGAACGGAACTAATGGCACGGCCAATTCCGTCTACTTCCTCACGGCTTCGCAGACTTGGTTAATCCAAGGCCTTACTGCGAATTCATCTGGTCAGGTCCCTGTGGCCCTAGCTGACACAGATGTAGGACAGGCGTACGTCAAAGACGTGGAGAAACACTTCGTTAGGAAGGTAATCCGCCGTATGTGGCTTCATGTTGATTCGCTCCAGCCCTCTACGAGCAATAACATGATGGCCATTATCGGGTTTTCCCGAGGCCCCGGGGGTATGGCTAGGTCAATCCCCAAGGCTTTAGCAACTGCTAGTGTGACAGCAAACACCGTTGCTAACCTCGCTTCTATGAGAGGTTCTTTCCCTATCGATTCGTGGGAACACAAATCGATTGAGATTACTGAATTCATTGCTTCTGGCTCTGGTTCTTCTCAGAATGAATTCGAAATCATCCCCGCTCCCAATTTGGGCGGTACGTCACAGGCTATCTATGTGACTGACGGTACACAGCCTACCGTGGATGGTGAAGGTCTTATTCCTGCCTGTATCGCTGTGGCGGGTAACTCAACTACTGCTGGTTTACAAGGGACGATAGTCCACCAGATCACTATTGAGCAAGAGATCGATCTCATCGATTATGTGGGCGGGATGGCAGATCCTGCTGCCGTTTCTTAGAGCTAAGGACGGACACCCCCCTGGTAATAGGGGGTTAAGCACGCTCGTTTCCTTTAAAACGATGAAAATCCTAAAAACGGATACAAACAACCTTTAGACGTCTTTTGGTTGTCCGTCGTGCGGAGTGGAGTTAAAATGGTCCCCTGAAAAGGACCTCCACCTTTCCCGAAAAAACTTCGTAAAGACAACGAATGTATGATGGGATTGCAGTTATTTTAGTAATGGACTAAGTGAGCAGCTAGTGAATATAGCTCTATAACTGACATGAAATGGTGTTCAAGTACAGATGTATCCTTAGGTGGATAGAAGACAATCGTTTCTGATTAACACTCCAGTCTGATCAACTGGACGATGAATTAATGTGTACCTAGTGTTGGTACCTAGCCTGAAAATAGTATGGCAAGAAACTGTCTGTATGTATGACATCCAGTCATGTGTAAAGTCGATTTACGCCTAGCGGTGTAATTAATCGTGAAGGGCTACTCTGTTAAGAGTGGGTGTCATGATCGAC